CGCCGACATCGTTGCTGATCCTTCTGCACCTGACGCTTTTGTTCAGGGAATCATGGAAGGAAAGGAGTGGGTATGGGAAGGAGGAATTCTTCGTGAACAACTCGCAGAAAAGACTCAGAAGAGAATTAACACTCTTGTTGACCAAAAGATGCTTGAGGAACATAAGTTAAATCTATTTAACGATTTCCTTTCAAATCTTTAATTTATAAATAAATATAGATTAATACAAACATATCTAATCAAATGTCCGTTGGTAACAATTTACAAGAAATGGAAAACGTAGTAACCAAAGGCGCAGCTCCCGCAGAACCCATGGCAGTAGCTGGGGTTCCTGTGGAGGACCTAGGCGGCCCTACCCCCGAGAATTCAAGACCAGATGACGACTCTAATGCACTCAGAACTCCTGGTGCTACCCTCAAGCAGGTTAGAGACGTAGTCAACTCCAGAGCTTTAGCAGCCGAGGAAGTTGAGACCGAGGAAGAGACTATTTCTGAAGAGGAAGTAGAAGAAGTAACCGCCGAAACCGAAGTTACTGAAGAAAGTGAAGAGGACGGTGAAGTAGTAGCAGAAGAAGAGGTCGAAGTTAAGTACAACATGGAAGAAGATGTTCAGGCACTTCTTGCTGGCGAAGAACTCTCTGAAGAGTTCCAAGAAAAAGCACGCACCATCTTTGAAACTGCTATTAATGCTAAGGCAGCAGAAATTCAAGAAGAATTAACTGCAGCATACGAAACTGCACTAGTAGAAGAAGTCACTGAGATTAGAGATACTCTAACTGAGAGACTTGATTCTTATCTAGAGTATGTTGCTGATGAGTGGGTTCAAGAAAACGCACTTCAAATTGAGCACGGTCTTAAGACCGAAATGACCGAATCATTCCTTGCTGGAATGCGTAGTCTTTTTGAAGAACATTATGTAACTATCCCTGAAGAAAAATATGATGTAGTCTCTACCATGGTAGAGAAGTTAGATGAAATGGAAGATAAACTCAACGAGCAGATCGAAAGAAATATTGCTCTAAATCACAGATTAGCCGAGTCGGTTGCTGATGTAATCTTTGCAGATGTCTCTGAAGGTCTTGCGATCTCTCAGAAAGACAAGCTCGCTTCTCTTGCCGAAAATGTTGAGTTTGATAGTGAAGAGACCTATCGTGAGAAACTAGTATCACTTAAGGAATCTTATTTCCCCGCCAATACTAGTGCTCAAAGAGACCAATCCGAAACCATCTCCGAAGATACTGACGTTCAAGAAACACTCAGTGAGTCTGTTTCTCCTAGAATGGAAGCATATCTTCAGACACTCGGAAGAGTCGCTAAAAAGTGATTTTTAAATCATAAGTCAAACTAAAACTTTTTTTAAGAGGTTAATTTCAAATGCAAAACAACGAGTATTTGCAGGAGAAGTGGGCACCTATCCTTGATTACCAAGGACTCGATAGCATCAAAGATGCACATCGTAGAAGTGTAACCGCTACCCTGCTAGAGAACCAAGAAAGAGAACTCCGTGAGCAATCCGAGTTCCTATACGAAGCTCCCGCTAACGGTATTGCCGCTGGCGCTGGATTTGGCGGAACTGCTGCTGGAGACAATGGAACTCCTACCGCTGGTTTCGACCCCGTCCTAATTTCCCTAATCCGCCGTTCTATGCCTAATCTAATGGCATATGACATCTGCGGTGTTCAACCCATGTCTGGTCCTACTGGACTTATCTTCGCGATGCGTTCACGTCGCGACAGTCAGACTGGAAGCGAGACCTTCTACGATGAAGTCGATTCCGCATTCTCTGGTCAGTCTGCAAGACTCGACAACACTGCTGGTTTCACTAACAGTGCTGTTGGTCTTGGTACGACTGCACAGAGTGGTAATAATCCTTCCATTCTAAATGGAACTCCCAATTACGGCACTCAGAACGACGATACCAACTATAACGTTGGTCAAGGTCTAAAGACAAGCGAAGCTGAAGCACTTGGTGATGGCACTGAAGGTGCTTTCAACCAGATGGCATTCAGCATCGAGAAGGTCACCGTTACTGCAAAGTCACGCGCCCTCAAAGCTGAGTACTCCTTAGAACTCGCACAAGACCTCCGCGCCATCCACGGTCTAAACGCCGAGGCTGAGTTAGCAAACATTCTCTCTACTGAGATTCTTGCTGAAATCAACCGCGAAGTTGTTCGTACCATCTACAAGACTGCTAAGCCTGGTGCTCAAGCAAACGTTGCTACCACTGGTACTTTCGACCTCGACGTTGACTCCAACGGTCGCTGGAGTGTTGAGAAGTTCAAAGGTCTGATCTTCCAGATCGAAAGAGATGCTAACGCAATCGCGCAGCAAACTCGTAGAGGGAAGGGCAACATGATCATCTGTTCTGCAGATGTCGCTTCCGCCCTAACTATGGCTGGTGTACTCGATTACACTCCTGCCCTTAACGCTAACCTTAACGTTGATGACACTGGCAATACCTTCGCTGGTGTTCTTGCTGGTAAGTATCGTGTATACATCGATCCTTATGCATCCAACGTTTCTTCTAATCAGTACTATGTTGCTGGTTATAAGGGTACCTCCCCCTATGACGCTGGTCTGTTCTATTGCCCCTACGTTCCTCTCCAAATGGTCCGTGCCGTTGGTCAGGACACCTTCCAACCCAAGATTGGATTCAAGACTCGTTACGGAATCGTCGCTAACCCCTTCGCTGGTGGTGATCAAGTTCATAACGGTGATCTCATAGTTAATAAGAACGTTTACTACAGAAGAGTCAAGGTTGCCAACCTCATGTGATATCGGTTCACATGCTTTCAAGACTCCCTTCGGGGGGTCTTTTTTTTATCTAAATATAACTATAGTCCAAGTGTTAAAAATGAAACCTACTCCTAAAGAATCAAAGAAAATTCATGAGAACTATGAAAAGGTTGTTGAGCACCTAATCGAAGAGAATTATACTGAAGATAGAGAAGGTGCAGATAACATCATTGCTGGTATGAGTGAAGAATGGTTTAATTTAATTATTTTGAAGTAAGATGAAAACATTCCATCAATTTTGTGAGGACGCAAATGTCCAAGAATTTTGGAATCCATTTGCACCAAAACCAACACCACCAAAACCAAAACCAAAACCTGCTAATACAAATGTTTTAGCGTATAAAAATTATAAACCTGGAGTATTAGATAAGAGCACTAATAAGTTTACTCCAAGGGAACATACTCCCGCAGAAGCAGAAAGATATGGATGGAAACCAGTAAAGACTAGTTCTTATGGTCCTGGAGATACAACCTCACAAGGTTATAACACGGGTGCAGACAGAGTTCAAAGAACTGCTGATGGCACTCCATTTACAGGTGAAACAACTGGTGTTGCAGTTCCATACAAATACAAATTAAAAGATGTTCCTAAAGGGACTTGGGCTGGAACACCATCTATTCCATTTGGAACCCAGTTGCAGTTTACTCAAAAACCAATGGGCACAAACACCAGAGTTACAAATGCAACTGTAAGAGACACTGGCAACTTTGGTGCTGCTGGAGAGGTAAATAAAAATACCAACTTTGATTTGATGAGAGCAACTGCAAGACAAGTTACTGGAAATTCAAATCTCACACCAACACAATACGGTAAGAGAACAATTTATCAAAGATTGAAATGACAGTAAAACCATTCACTAAACAATTAGATAACAGAAACTTTTTATCTCCTGTTGGATTTGAGTTTACTTTGGCAAAGTATCCAAAAGTTTCTTTCATGTCTAATTCTGCAAAAATACCGCAGATTACATTACAAACTGCTCAACAGAACACATATCTAAAAACACTTGATGTTCCTGGTGATCAGTTAACTTATAATGACTTTAGTTTTAGATTTTTAGTTGATGAGGATTTAGTAAACTATAGTACTATCCACAATTGGTTGACTGCATTAGGTTTTCCAGAAACTACACAACAGTATGCTGATCAGTATTTTGATAATGGAAAAAATGATATTAATAACTTCTTCAGCGACGGTACTCTGATTATTCTAAACAGCAATTATCGTGCAAAGGCACAAGTTAAATTTAAAGACTTGTTCCCAGTGTCCTTGACATCCCTCGATTTTACTGCTACAGACACAGATATAAACTACTTTACAGCAGAGGTCAGTTTCAAGTATACTGTGTATAATCTATTAGATATGCAAAACAAATCATTATGAATCTTGAGCAAATTCAGGAGATGTGGCAGAAAGATTCTGTCATTGATCCAGATAACCTACATGATGAGTCTTTAAAAATTCCTCAACTCCATTCTAAGTATTATACCTTATACAATACAATTACACTACTCC